AGGTTCCTCATATCCTGAAGGAACCTTTATCATTCCACCAAACCCACCAAGGTTAGGAACTTTCTTTTTAAGATCTTTTACAAAATTATTACCAGCATCTATATCAACACCAGCAGTTTTGTAATCTAATACAATACCCTCCTTCTTAAAATCAAGAGGTGCGAAATCATTTAACATTATTTTCCATCCATCTATTGATAGCAGCATCATATTCAGCAGTATGTCTAAATGCTTCTATCATAAACTGTTCTCTTAGAGTCTCAGGTTTAATTGATAGATTACCTTTTATTGAATCCATATAGATTCCATACTGATGTGGATTTGTCATTACAGCAACATCCTTATAATTCTTTGCTGCTGATCTTACCATACTAGGACCACCAATATCAATATTCTCTATTGCATCTGCAAGAGTTACATCTGGTTTAGCAACTGTTTCTGCAAAAGGATATAAGTTTACCGCAACAATATCAATCAATCCAATATCATTTGCATTACGATCCATATCGTGTACAGGATTACCACGCTGTGCAAGAATACCACCATGAATCTTTGGATGTAAGGTCTTTACTCTTCCATTAAGAATTTCAGGTGATCCAGTATAATCAGAAACCTTAGTTACTGGTATACCCTCTACTTGAATAACTGCATGAGTTCCACCACTAGAAATAATAGTATATCCAAAATCAACTAAAGATCTTGCAAAATCTACAATACCTACTTTATTTGATACACTCAGTAATGCGTAATTCATATCTTATTATTACTTTCTACCATTATACCTTATAATAGAAAAATGTCAAATAATTTAGAACCAAATATGATTAATATAAACATATTTTACACCTTCTATTACCTTTTTTCCCCTATGAATAAATTCCCAATGAGAAGGAAATATAAGTGTTTTTCCTTTTTTAGGAACTATCGTCAAATCCTCAAATTCAGTTTCTCCACCAATATAATCATCATTTAGATAAGTTATTGTTGATAATTGTCTTCTAGCATCAGGACGAGATGCCCAATCATCACTATGCCATTCATAATCATTACCAACATTATATCTTGCTATTTTTTCATCAGAAAAACACCTATTCTTAGATACCTCCAATCCTTCAATAAATTGATCTTTATGTTTAGATTTTAAGTTATCAAGATAGGAACATATTAAATCATTTAATGGTGGTGCATTCCTAAATCCACCTTGACCAGAAAATATAATATCTCTATTTCTATATCCTAAACTACTATTATCTTTATCAGCAAGTAACCATTTATTATCAATATTCTCTTTCCAAAAAATATCTAAAGATTCTTGAGAAAAAACATAATCATAATAGATTAATTTATTCATAAAAATCTAATATAATATTGTGGTGGGTTCCTATCGCCGCTAATGCTGAACCCACCAAAGGGCATTATCGCAGTTGGGATACATATGCTGCTTATACTCAGCCCCATTGTATCATCGGGGGGTCTTATTGATTGCCCTTACCAACTTTGATATTATACCACAGCTTTTGGTTTTTGTCTCTTTTCTTTAGGAACTCTTTTGAGATCACTAATAGCATTGTGGATAATGCTGAATGGGCTAGTTAGTTTCATGATCTGCACCTCCTAAGTAAGTTTTACGAGCGTGATGCTCTGGTACAATTTTATTTAACTCCACGGTGAGGAGTCCATCTTCAAACTTGACTGATCCAACCTTCGTATCGTCGGAGACCGTCCAAACTCGTTTAAAACTACGTTGGGCCAATCCTTTGTGGACAAACGTTCCATCAGTTTTCGATTCTTCTTTTCTGCCCTCCACAAATAACTTTCCAAACTCTGTGAAGACTTGTAACTCATCTTCCTTGAACCCTGCCAAGGCGATTTCGAGTTTCGATTCATGATTGTTTAATTGTATTAAATTGTATGGTGGATAATTTGATTGTGGGAAATCTGAATTAAAAAAACGATCCAGATAGTCATCCATCCCAATTCCATTCTTAGCAATCTTCTCCATTAGTTCTGGAAGATTTGCAGAATGATAGCGTTGTAGTGCGTTCATGGTTCTCCTTAATAAGCGAGTGTGAATTGTGTACCCCGAAGGCGTACACTACTATTTAACCATAAAATATTAAAAAAGGGGATGTTGTATCCCCTACTTATTTATTCGGTTATTCTCCAAACAAATGATGCTTTGATGTTCCAGCATTGTCATTGGATATATCTCCTATTCCAGTCTCTTCGGTTTCCTCTAATGTATATTCCCAATCTTCAATCACAGTATTAGCAAGCATTCTATCAGAAAGAAGATCCATCTGCTCTCTTGCTATCTCTTCGGTTTCTGCATCAAACCAAAAATCAATTGCTTTACCTATCCTCAACAAATGCGGTTTAAGTTTAGGAGCAACTAATTTAGTATTATTCATTACTGCGTTACCAGCAGCATCAGATACAGATCCTCTTAATCTAACATGAACTAATGCTTTGAATCTCATCTACCTAAAAAATATTTGGGTGGGAGGTTGGGTTTCTGTCTTACCAACAAGAGACGGGCATTACTACAGTAGTAAATTTTACATCTCTGCCTGAGACCCGATTGGTCATCGATTCTGGCTCGCTCGAACCAGCAGCACCACCTGTGTCTCATCACCTTATCCAGCTATATGCCAGAAAGATTATTCAGTCACTCCCCGTTGAACCCGTCGATTCAACAAATATATTATAGCATAAAAAAAGAGAGTGTCAACCCTCTTTTTCTTCTCCTTCTTCTGGTTTCTTTTTCTTTGCACCAATATTATATTTCGTCTCTAAAATCCAATCACTCTTATCCTTATAAGCAAGTACTTTAATCTGATTCAATGGTGCAATGTCCTTAATTTGTCCAGAATCATTTATACCAATAAGACCCCAATCAGAAAGCAACTGAGCAATACGATTCCTACGCTGAACGTCATTAACAGTAAGGTTAGCGTGTTTCCCATCTAAGGCAAATAATTCTTTAAAATGAACAAGATAATATCTTCCTTGCTTATGTAAGATATGACAGGATTGATATATCTTCTTCTCTTTTCTTGATGCTACACCAATTCTTGTGAGAGTTTCTCTTACCTTTAAGAAGTCATCTGGTTCATTCAGAGTTACTTCTACCATTTGGTCAGGCGACCATTTCACTTCAGGTTCTTTAACCACACTCATTGCTTTCCTCCAGTTTCAAATTTAGATCTTATAAAATTAAGTTGTTCTTTAGTTAGGATTTTCAATGCTTGTTGTGCTTTTTCATTACTATAACCATAGTAACGTTTTACATAATCAAGATCTTTAATCTTATCTTTTCTGAGCCAAGGAGAGAACCTCTTCTTAGATCGTAAACTATTTAGATAAAAATCATATTGAATCTTCTTTGCTAGGAAAGAATACTTATTCATTTCATTAGCAAACATCACAGAATCAAGATGTCCAGAATAAATGCGATTAATTATATAAGGAGCATAATCTTTTTCAATAGAAGGATCTTCATCAATCAAATTTTTCTTTGTTTGATTAATTGAATTTAACCAATCTTTCAATTCCATAATCAAATATAAGTGGCAACAAAAACAATTCTAGCATCTTTTTTAGGAAAATGATGGTAATGTAATCCTGTAAAAGTAATTACATCATCTTCATTTGGAGAATAAACTTCATCATTAACTACAGTATCACCACCAGCATCTGTAAGGTACATAATAAGATTTTTATGAGGAAATTTATGATCAACATGTGGAGGGGAATGAGTATCGGTATTAGATGGCAATACTAAATTAATATTCATTCTATAAATGCAATTAACCTTTATATCATTATGATCCCATACACTATAAAGCAATTCAGCAAAACCTCTTAAATATTCTGAGGCAGCAGTAGGAAATAAGTGCGGTTCTCCACCACCAGGTCTTGATAAAAGTTTATGTGAAAAAAAGTCAGGTGTAGTAGCATCTGCCTTATTTTTATACCAAGGAAAGGTATCAGACTTTACCAATTCCTTTAAGGCATAATAAGAATCTGATAATGGATTTTCAAGTTTAGTAATCATGGTAATGTAGGAGGATTTTCTTCTGCTTCTTTAGCAGCTTTTGCTACTAATCTATTATGACTCCAATAGTCATACATTGTAAGTAGTTTAATAGGAG